ATAGCATATATATTTCATAAACATCTTTCCTCTCCCATCACATAAACATCTTTCCTCTCCCTCATCACATAAACATCTTTCCTCTCTCCCATCACATAAACATCTTTCCTCTCCCTCATCACATAAAAGTATGGGAAACCTATCCAAAGTTCCCCATACTTATTTTACGACGGTAATTATTTACTTTCCCATATTAGTTTATCTTCGGCTATTCCGATCTTTACTTCCTCGCACTTTCTTCCTATCCATCCATTGAGATACGAGAATGGTTCTGAGTTTTTTACTTCTTCTCCTAAGAAATTAAAAGCTTCAGTAGAAACATGGGATGCTTCATGGCAAACTGTTTCAAAATCAATTATTTTCTTATTAATAAACCATATCAAAAATCCCGTATTAGGATTTAATTTACACCCTCCGTATGGGACGGATACAGTTACAGCCTTGCTATTATCTACGTAACTAAAATCGTTATTGAAACATTCTACCATGCCAGATACGTCTTTTCCTACGTATATCCACAGATTAAAAGGATAGACTTCCGGATAGAACTGATATAATTCACGCTTCATTTCGATAAAAGTTTTTTACTTTCAAGGAAGTCCTTAAACTGGTCACTTGATACGTCTATAACGAATCCAGCAGCACCAGCATGTCCTCCACCACCGAATCTCTTACTTACCTCACAGCAATCTACGGTGTCTTCCACGCATCTATAAAGAGAGAATCGGACTTTACCACCTGGCATGATACAGAATGGCATCAGAGCTTTAATTTTTCTACCGTCTAACCAGTCAGGTGTAAGAGAATCAAATACCTTAGAACCTGATTCAGCGGTATTCATCGCCACAACCTTCACCTCATCGACGTAAGCTTCGAACGAGTGCCTACTTACCTCATCTTCGTTTTTACCAGCTACGTAGTTAATTATAGCACGTCCTTCTTTGGCAAGATCATAAAAAATAAGATCAATTTCATTGTCTTTCATATTTTCTTTAAAATGATCATATAAATACGACAATGCAATCAATACATTGAGTCTTATTTTTGATCTCAAGGCATACTGGATAGCTACTACCGTATCCCAGCCTAATTCAGATTCTTTATTCCACACATCGTAGTCTGACAGACACCGGACGATCGCCGGCACCTTCCCCATCAGCAGGTCCGAGGCCAGAGCGCACGCACCGACACCGACTCTCCTCAACCCTGGAACTACGAACCCCCATGTCTTACTATCTTCGATAATCCCCTTATGGTGATCTATCCACATCAGGCTCTTTCCTTCATCAAGCCATTTCTTGAAAATAGTTTTAGAATCGGCTCCGAAAGACACGTCAAGAACGTAAACAACATCTAAGTCACGCACTTTGCTGGTAACTTTCTTAACATCATCTTCATACGAATACGGGATATAAACAACATCCTTGTTTTTACCGTGTTCATACATAGTTGCTATGGCTGCCGACACAACGCCATCTAAATCCGATTTATGATAAACTATCGCTGTTTTCTTTACCTTCATAATATAAACTTGTGAATGTAATATTATTGTCTCCTTTATCTATTCTTATAATATCGCTATATCCTCTATAATCCTGATCTTTTTTAATACGGAACTTCAAAGTAAATAAAGAAGGTTTACAAATAGGAGGAGTATCAAACTCCTCACTATAAATATCCTGTAATTCAATTTTTATATTAAGATCAACGCCATAAGGATTTTCAAGGATATATATATGATCGTTGTTTAGAATAACTATTCCTTCACTTGTATGTTCTTTGGACAACACATAATTTAAATCAAGGTCTTTACCAAGAAACTGAATAACGTCCATATAGTCAACGCCTGCCTTCTCAGCGCATACCTTATCAGAATCAGAGAACTGCTCTGGCAGACCGCTGGCGTTTCCTACCATCAGCGTCATTTTCGTAATATCTTCATATGTTATACCATCCATCATCAACCTACAAGCACCAAGTGCCTTATACACCATACCGGGATTAGGCTTCATCATCGGATCATGTTCATCAATTGAAAAACACTCATAATGACCATACACTACGTCTCTTATACCTCTTTTCACTGCAAGATCATGAACGCATCTAAGGACATAATTTATCTTCGCATCAATATCTTCATCGGAAACAAACCCGACACCCACATCGCATTGGTTGCTTATTATACCAAAGTACTTAACGCCATTTTGCTCCATAAGATCAAGTGCCCTATTCACGACATCTTGCTTAATCTTCATATCAGTAAGATCTTTTGCATAAAGACCTCCAGATGCGGTTTCGACCAACGTCCCGTCAAAATCGAATAGCAGTATTCTTTTGTTTTTAATATCTATATTGTTCATCATTTTTCACTCCTACTCTTTTTTATTACCCTAAACTGAAGACGGAATAGATTACTGTCTTCTTTTATAATATCATACACAGCATAAGAATTTTCTCCTATATCCCATCCAAGATAATCGAGCAGGTCTTTTAAGTAAATTCTCTTGTATTTTACACCAAGGTTATTTACCTTAAACGATCTCTCGTCTTCAACATCAGAAGCAGCCAGATAAAAGACCGTATTTTCAACTCCTTCAAATATCTTCCCTTCTTCTAAGCCGATAACAACCGCATCCGTTACCCCCATCCAATTCAAATTATCGACAGAGATAGTCATTATCTTACTTTTGCTGATTGACAACTTCCGGATCTTGCTTTCTTTAGTTTTAGATCCTAAAAAATCCGCACTGTTAAAAAAATCTACTTTCATGGTTATAATGTTTTTAAATTGTATCGCAAATATACGCAATAATATCAACAATACAATTTAAAAACAATTAAAATATGATATTATAATACAGGTAAATTTTTGAACGTCTCTGGAACCACTTCGGATATGATTCCACGGAAAGCAAGACGCGAACCGTAGGCCGAATACGCGCTCGAGGCATCGTAAAACGCATACGCCACACCGCCAACCGTAAACGAGCCGCGATAGGACCGCGCCAAAACAAGGGAATTGCCCGATTTCTGACTATAGTAATCTGAATAATGCGTGGAACCGCTACCGCCAACATTTGTCGGCACCATATCGAAGAATGGACCATTCTCAGCTGCGATATTCGTTATCCAGCCATTGGAAGTCCCGGCGTTCACATTGCGGATTGATCCGTCCGGGTCGGTGATTTTCCAAACCCGGTTGTTGATTTCCACACCTTCAACCCATTCAAAGATACCACCAAAGACGCCTTCAAGTCTTAAGCCGCAAACATACTTTGAACTTTCGTTTTTGGTATCCGCACCGCCGGTTGCGTTGCTGCTTCCCGTTGTTGAAGCCGGACCAGAGGTTGCGCCACCGGGTCCTAATACGCCTTGCAAGTTACGTGTTTTGTATTTAGCATACAACATCATAGCAATCACGCAATGTTGTTGGAAATCTATCACCTGGTATCCGGTACCACGTGCTTTTGCGTAACTTCTGAAATCAGATAATGATACGTTAGTCGTAGGAGTAACATCACTCCAGCTATATAATCTATTCAAAGATACATATCCTTTATATGCTCCAACAAGAGATTCCGGGACATGGATGTAAGTGCCGTCAATATCATGATCAGCAAAATGATAAAGAAATCTATTATCATCCACCTTATACCATTTATACCAAAATTCAAGGAAAACGACCATCACATCACCTTCTTGTCCGGTAAGGACAGCCGGACTACCATCAAGATACAAGTTACTGTCGCTATCTTTTAATCTACATACAAAAACCTCTCCTCCTCCCATAGCGCTCTTGCAAAGAACTCTATAAAAGCCACTGTTAATCAACCTATATAAAAAATCGCTGTCTTCGCTTATTGTTATATTAGCCGGATTTGATACTGATTTATCAAAAACCATGAAATTATTAGTAGGGAGATTACCCCCCCCCCTATTTTGTTAAAAAATCTTCTTCTCATTATTGTCTTATATTTTAGGTCAAATATAGTTTTAAATTTATAAACATGAATAATATGATTCTAGTGTAATAACCCTATATTTGTAAAGATATTAATTAACTACAAAATTATTTATGTTATGGCAGAAATGAAAATAGGTTTTGTAACCTTCAATCCGGGATCAGGTGATGGTGATCAAGTGGTTACCGTATCAGGTGAAAAATACGAAGGTCGTGTACGGCGCACGTTACAAGTAGAATTTGGTGCCGAATCAGGCGGTGTTAAGAAAAGTGCTACCATCAACCAATCTCCGGTAGCTGAGTTTGTAAAAATAGATTCTACTGCATCCGTAGGGAAAGAAGGTGGTACTGTAACAATCAACGGTACAAGTAACTCAACTAAATTAACGTTCTCCTTAACTCCGGACAAGACTCATCCTCTGACGCTGGAAATACCTGCCAGTTATCAAGCGGCAGGCAAGGCTACCAGCAACGGCGCTGTTATTGCCGACGACCCTGGTGCGACGGGAGCATTTTCTTTCAGTATCGTATTTTCCGGTATTGAAGAAAACACTGATGTAAACGATCTGGTAAATACTCTTAAGGTAACGGCCGCTGGTGGTCAGACAGCTAATACAGTTATTACCCAGACAGCAGGTGATCCGTTCTTGGAAATAGACAAGAAGGTAATTAACTTGGATGCAAACGGTACTCCTCAGACTATCAATGTTAATTCCAACATAAGGTGGTCTATCACGCAAGCTGTTTCTAGGTTGGCAAGGAGAGTAATGAGTTGATAATTACTCACGTCTGTATTGCTTATACAAAACAAAAAGGAACGCCTATTTGGCGTTCCTTTTTTCTATGCATTGTATGTAGTATTTATCTTTTTGCCTACTGACAAAAATCTTTTTGAAAATCATCTGTTTCCTGATATGGACTCTTTTACCGTCATCTAATTCCCTCCATATTTCATTAAAGATCAAATCTATTAATTCCATAACCTTCTTGTCGGAAACAAGATTCTTCCTACCGGGACTAACCCATCCATCATCAGTCATCTTACCGGCTATCCTATTAGCTATCCTACTTAATTCACGTGGGGTGCTCATTTTAATACGTTTTTAAATATTCTACCTTTTTCACACTGAAGTATGCAGTCTCTCATGGGATGATCTTGTTCGTGATCGTCGCACATCGGAAATTCTTTTCCATAGGGGAAAGCAATGTGCGGGCACTGCGCCCTGAACGCATCCCAGGCCGACTTCCTCACAGCCTCAGCTCCGGCACGCACGCCCTTCTCTCTTTCCTTGGCCGGGTCAGCATACACGTTTGAAATAGCTCTTTTCTTCCAAGTAAGCATATTGTAGTAAAACTTATCCACCAGTTTCCTACCCACTACATCAAACTTCTGTCTATGAATTAAAGGTGCTACCTTAACGACGTTCTTCCTATTTTTACTAACATCGACATAAATCAGCCCGGCATAAGACGGAACTTCATTTACGTCAATCATATTAGGCGGACAGGCGTAGTAGAAATAGTTTGGAGGATAGCTTATGACACCACCTACCTTAATAATGCCGTCCTTAAGAACTTTATGTTTTTTATCCTTTTTGAAGTCGTTAAAGAAATCTTGTTTAGACATCTTAACCTCTACTTCATAAGCGTACAATGATCTTGTTATGGCCAGGAAGTCAGATTCCCAATCATATATATGAAGATTGTTAATAACATACATCGGATTACTTAACAGATCCCTATTAAGGATCTTAAGCATTTGTTGCTCTGGGTAGTTCATTGTCTTACTTTTTTTAGAGGCTTGTGGCGGAATCGAACCGCCCTACGAGATTTTGCAGATCCCTGACTAAACCACTCATCCAACAAGCCATGTAGCCCATGCCTGAATCGAACAGGCAACTTTTGATTAGGACTCAAGGGTTTTATCCGTTAAACTAATGGGCCATTTAATGTTTGCTATGTTCACACACCACAAACACTTAGATAATTAACACTTTACACAAAATATGTACCGTTATCCAAGGAGGATTCGAACCTCCGCTAACAGAACCAAAATCTGTTGTGCTACCACTACACCATTGGACAGTGGTCCCGGAGGGATTTGAACCCACGATCTCGATGTTATGAGCATCTTGCTTTCACCACTAAGCCACAGGACCTTAAAAATATGCAGGAGCCTTCACAGACGCCTGCATATAACAGCTAAATTTTTAACCAATAATTATCCTAAAAACTCTCTCAACGCAAAGTTAAGTACTAACCCATAATATGGCAAACATTAAAATATAAAAAGGATTAAAATACCTACTTCTTTTTTTTCTTCTTCTTTTTAGTGTCTTTTACTCGTTCAGCTTCGTTTTCGGGCTCCACAATGTCACCTGCTTCTTCCTGAATCACATCTGTATCAAGAAGCGTATTGTATTTAACTTCCTTATTTTTATCAAATTTCTCCGATTCTGCCACATCCTTATCTGACTCCTCATCTTTATCCAATTCCGGCTCAGCGACATTGTTTTTATCTTTCCCGATTATACCTATTTGGTAGCCTCTTAATTCTACTTGCATTAATTTCAGCTTCGATTCTAACTCTTGTATTGTTTTGGACCCAACCGAAACCTCGTTTTCCAAATCTCCGATTCTGATCCTGGCTTCAATCAATGCATTTGATTTCTTTTTTAATTCATATGATATACTGTTTTTCTTTTCTTCCAAGTTACTGATTTTGTAATTAGCCTCATCAAGATCAGACCTGGCTTTGTCAAGATCGACATTGACAGCATCAAGTTCTTCCGTTTTCTTCTTGACGCTTTTTATCAACTTTTTCTGATTTTCCTTCAAGGCGTCAATCTTTTCCTTAGACTCAGAAAGATCTTTGCCAACAGATAAAATCTCTTTATCCTTTGAAGCGATATCTGACTTGAGTTCGGAAAGCCTTTCCTTGTAAGAAGCGGCCTTATCCTGCATTTCCTCAATTTCTTTTGCAAGATTTTCGGATTTAATAGCTTTCTCCCTGTACATTGACAGCTTGCTGTCTGTGATGAATGTAAAACCTAACATGCTCATTTTAAAAATATTTAAACATTACTTAACTCCAGAACTACCAAGACCTTTTTCTCCACGTTCATTCCCGTCTTCTACCTCAATATCTGTTACTTCTTCCAATACCATTTTGTATTGTGGAACGATTTCCATCTGAGCTATTCGATCGTTTTTGCGGATTACGGTCGGTTTTTTATTGATTTTAGTAAGATTAACCATATACTCTCCTTTGTAGATAAATTCGCATTTGCCAGGAGCGTTAGTAACTACCACTCCCTCGTCAAAAGAGAATCCAGATCTTCCTTCCACATTCACACACCAACCTTCTGGTATATTCAACTTGAATCCTGTTCCGATTCTAACAGAATAACCTTGATATAAGGTAATTGATTCAAAATCGGAAGGAACATCTATTTCTACTCCCATGTCATTCATCATCTTCACTACTCTATATGCACGAATATCACAACAGGCATCACCATCATGTTTGTATTCAGGTGCCACGACATCAGGATACAGCTTCTTAATACCTACCTGAACAGTCTTCTGATACCCTGGAGTCAAATACGATTCAGGTATTTTATTAACGACCTTATCCTCTTTTTTATGTTTGTTGTTCTTTTCAGAAACAGTATCCTTCTTATTATCTTCTTTTTCATAAAGAAGTCTTTCAATATCTTCTAACTTATCCATAATCATATTTTTATAGTACAATAAACAATACCTTCTTTTTTTATGTCCTTCGTTGATTCATAGCACTCACGAAAAGTACTTATGTCTGCATCATTAGGATCATCGACCCACTCATCTCCTTGCTTATATTTTTCTCTGGTTTCTGAGTAGATCATACATAATTTATCCCCATGCTTCGCCATAATCCTTTCTTCTGTCACTTTCCTACGAAGCTTAATAAGGGGAAATCTTGTAACTATTTCTACTGTCATTCTACACAATCTTTAAAAGCCCAAGAAATATTATTCTCCTGGGCTGATGTTTATATTAAAATGGAAGGTCATCTTCTTCCATAGGAGGAAAGTTCGGCATCTGTGCTTGCGGCTGTGGCTGCGTCTGATGCTGAGGCTTGGTGCTCCTTGTAGCAGGCGCCGGGGCAGGTGCAGCAGGCTGAGCAGTCGGCTGTGGCGTATAAGCCGGTGCATGATACTGTGCTGGTCGTTGAGCAGGTTGTTGGTAATTCTGATACGGAATAGCACTCGGAACAGACTGAGGTTGTTGAACCTGTTGAGGAGCAGCCGCCTGCTGGGTATAAGCCTGAGGAGCTGTAGGCTCTTGCTGAGTATTACTTCCTAAACCTAATTTAGCCATTATACCAGCTCTGATGTCTTTAATAGAATCATTGAACCTGTTTGAATATTCCTTAATCTTCTGATAAGTAAAGTTGTTTTGGGCTGAATAATCAAGGCTTTTATTACCATCAAACCCTGTAACCTCAACAGGATCAGGCCAGCCATTTACGCCTTTTTTATAAAAACGTTCAACAAGCTGATCTTTTTCTCCGTCTACTCCTGCATACGCGATAATAAGTTCCGAAGATCCAAACTCATCATCTTTCTTCTTCTTAAAGACATTGAAATAAATTTCACGACTAAAATCGATGTTTTCGTAGTATTTTACGAAGCTCTTAACAAAGCCCTTGATATTTCCTTTTTGATTGACGAGAGGTATGGAAATACAATAGTTTTCATTAAGCTCGTAATCTTTTAATACGATAAGGAAATTAGTAACAGTATTTCCATTAGAGAAAGTACTTGACTTTAACCCGATGTAGTTGATGTACCCAACTACTCCATTATAATACTCTTTCCAATATCCTGCCGGCTGACCGCTATTAGGATTTATGTGCTGAACAAAACCTTCTTTTGGTTCGTTACTTTTTTCATACAAGTTACCATCTGAATTAATATACAAATAATAAGTTGTACCAAAACTTCTGTTTTCTCTAAAAGCCATATTATTAATTGTTTATAGATTATACAATGTTTGATTTAAGACGTATGTTGATTCGTATTTAGGATTGAACATCTTTATCATCTTATACTGATCAGACCAATCCATGACAGTATCTCCTTTTATAAGTGATTTTACGGAAGACAGTATATTTTCCTTACCGATAGAAAAATTAAAACACGGACCTTCGAGCGCATTCAAAGGCATTGATTCCATTATCTTTTTTCTATTTCCAAAATCCTCAGACATTACCGTTATGCCGTTTTCTTCATCTACCTTGACATTAACAACATTATCCACCAAAGTCATGGAATTAAGAACCGATATAAGTAAATCCCGGTCAAACTTAACTCTCGACGATTTTTCGAATTTGCTACATACGTATTCGTAGTTAGGATACTGTTGTTCTACGTTCATATCCGATATAATTACATTATCAAAGCATAAGAACGTCCTAACTCCATCTGTAGAAATACTGATCTCCGTATCTTTATCAGATAGAAAGCGGTACAAGATAGAAGCCGCAACCTCGCTTAGCATAATCGACCTTTCTTCTGATGCATTAGCATACTCTTTCCTGTTTATAAACAGACGGAACATATCAGTAGAAACAATGTCAATATAGTCCTTCTTCACATTAAGAAGAATCGAGCATATAGCTGGTCTAAATTCATCCGATCCAACAAACGCAAAAGATCTTTTCATAGACTGAATGAAAGACGAACTCATAACACGAATACCGTCACCTACAGGATAAAAGAAATCAGGGAAAGCCTTATCCTCAATCCAAGTAGAAGAAAAAGATCCTCTATCGTATTTAAAAACGATACTGTAATCATTTTTAATCTCTATCTCTATATCCTGGTTATGATTTTTAAAAAATGAAATAAGAGTCCCGGCATCTACTAAAAGAGAAAACTTCTGGTCACAAGAAATATCAGTATTCACATCGAAAATATCATCCGTATATGTTATACGTTCGTTCATGGCTTGTATCCGGATATGATCAAAATATAAAGTAATTTTTATATTCGATGTGACACAATCCTTTAGAACCTTATCAAACATCTTTGAAATATTTGAAAGCTTCTCATTCATTAGTATGCCAGGAACTCTTACTTTCATTTTTTAAAACTTACGATTATGACTATGTTATTAAAATTATTCATTCTATTCGTTAGATTGAACATTTATATCACAAAATATTCAATCTAATAGGATTAAACACAAATCCACTATCGATTATCTTTTCAATGAAAGAATCACCGATTACTTTTCTCGCTATTCCAACTGCTCCATTGATGTCTGCATTGATTAGCTTTCCAATAGAACTTTGGAATAATCCACGTTTCTTTCTTTTGCCTAAGTAGGATTCTTGTTTCTTTAGAGGCTCAAAAGCAAGATGATCGATCTTTGATGTATAGGATTCTTCATGAACAATCACCTCTATTCCTAAAAACTTCGCTTTGTAAACAATCTTATCTATTAACTTAGAATGAGGAATAGAAACAAAATGTTGGTTATTCCTTTTACCAATATTTATCTCGTTTTTCCATTCTTTGTTTAATCCGATGATGATTGTTCCGATATTGTTAGATTTACAAAAGTCTACAATATATCTACTGATCTTATGCAACTTGTCTTCTATCCAACAATTCCGGAATAATGTGATCCTTTTTATTTTATTCGAAGTTCCTTTATCACCAATAAAAGACATCAACTTAGCTTTCTTCTTGTTATACCATTGATTTACTGATTTCAAAACTCGTCCGTTTACAATGAAAGGAATTAATCCTACGTTGCTAATACATGAACATAAATTATCCAATCCTAAATCAATCGAAAGAAAATTGTCTTTATCTAAACCAAGATCAGTTTCCTTTCTTTCATAAACTACCTCTACTACATAACAGGTAGCTTGAGGTATGATTCTAACTTGCTTTAACTCATCTTTTTTTATATTCGTTTTGATTGGCTCGATTATGTTTTTAACAAAATGAATATGATTATCATCCTTTATCCTACAATCACAGTTGGTAAAAACAACCATGTTTTGTTTCTTACCCTTCTTATACGAAGGAAGATGAGGACGATGATTACCGTATTTCGAAGGATTCTTTTCAAAATCTTTCTTTAATCTCATCCAGGATTTTACACTCTTGAAAACCTGATCTATCACCTGCTGTGAGACATGGTTTGGCAAGTTTCTGAAGTCAAATTGATTTTCTTTGCAAAGTTTGTTTGATAAATCAAATTCCTTTAAATAGTTACCAGAAAATATTCCTTGACGAATGCTGTAAAGAACATAATTGTACAACAAACCGGATTTGAGGCAAATATCCTCAAACCGGTTGTCTTTAACTATATGTCTTTCAACTAATCTCATTTGAACGATTTATGATATGAATATAATTATTTTAGATAAGATGAGTAAAATATTACACCATCTAACACTGCAAATGTATTATTTTAAAATCTAATTACGAATTAATTTGATTTAAAATGATTTAAAATATATTAAATGGTTCTTCTTGCTGCCTCTGCTATAAGCATCGCATCAACTATACCGTCATGGGCTGTCTTACATCTTTCGTTTTTAACGAACGTATCGTTTGGCCACAGCCTTTTAGCGCAAGACAATGACGTTTTCTTAGTATTCACCTTACTGGCCTCCATGACCTTATCAGAATGCGTCCAAACCAATTTCTGCCATGTTTTAGGGGCTATGAAATTAACGGAGCAACTTATGTCCGTAAATGCCATGCAGAGGGAGAGAAACAGCCCATGCAGTTGGCCTTTGTTCTCCATGAGGGAGGCTGTAGAGGACGTGCTGACCCCGTACAGTGCGTGGACGTCCTCTATGACAAATACTACCCTATCAGGATTGTTTTCTACAATCGTATCCCGGCAAAAAACATATTCTTTAGTCAAGTCTACCGGCCCTGAAGCTGATATTCTTGGAGTTGAGATTCTCGATATTAGTTTGCTGTCTTGATCGATGCAGGCTATGGCTCCGTCTTTTCCTGGATCTGCGGCTATATATAGTACCATAATACACTAATTTAGATTCATGTCGATTTTACCAATGCTATCGTCATTTTCAAAGCCTCCATTGTCTGTAAGTTCGTAATCAATAGCCACAGCACCATTACCAAGAATGTAAAATCCTTTAAACATCTTTCCTATCTCAATAGGATACACGACATTTACGTCCCTTCCAATATCCTCAAACGGCATAGCGATATCTTCTGTTTTAGCTTCCTTTTGTTTTGCTAATACACCAACGGGTATATTTTTACCTTTTATAGATGCGTATGTAACCATATACAGAACATCGTTATTAACAAACGCCCTATCACTACTCACCTTATCCAAGCTGACATATATAATATGTTTTATAAAACTATTGATATCTCCACATATGTTAATAGCTTCTACTTCTTTAGGAATAACGACTTCCACTTCTTCTGGTTTTATATTTTTCTTTTTCATTGCATTAATCTTTTTGTGTTTTGTTTCACTTCTTCAACAAGATCCTGATCTTTCATCATCTCTTGCTTAAGTTCCTCATTCTCCTTAATTCTTTTCACCCTATCGGCAAGAATCTTTTTGTATTTCTTATCCGAGATCTTTATAAACCAAGGACAGTTCCTTGATGGAATCCTTTTACATGGATAGTCAGTGAGACCGTTCGGTCCAAACTGCTCGCATCGGTTACATTTCTCTTCGCCTGTCATGTCTATATTTTCATTCAAATTAATCAATTCATTTCCTTTTGTATCATAAAACGTTTACACCTTGATAATTTTAACTTCTTGTATGTGACATCCTTCTGTTTTTTACCATCAATATCTCGAATATTAAAACTACCAGTTTTACGCCTTCCGAATATAAAATAATAACTGTTTTCAAACATAACCCTATCAAACAATCGGAAACCAAAAACTTCAAATGGAGATTGATTTGGTCTTTTTATCCCTCCTTTTGGAATCTTTTGTTTATGGATCTGACGATTATGTCTTCTTGCTAATCTTACTTTATAATAATAACCTAACCTTATAGCATCAAAGTTTTTAGAAATAACAAATGCATCGAAAACATGAGATTTTTCAATACCATGTTTAATCCTATTGTATTTTGTAACATAACCGAAAGTCATAGAAACTATGCCATATTTAGATTTTAGTTCTTCATACAATCTCCATTTTATTATTCCCATTACGGCTGCGTCGCGAAGCGACTTGCCTCTTCTAATCTTTAAATCTATATTACCTTTATGGTATTCTTTATGACAAGTTTCACATAAGGTAATAAGATTAGAAGGGGAATCACCTCCCGTTTTTCGAGATTCAATGTGATGAACATTAAGGATCTTATCTTTCGATTTTCCTTTACAATTCTGACATTTATGCCCATCCCTTGCTAAAACATACTCCCTAACGTTCCAAAACCCAAGTTGGTTTCCTTCCTGATATTCCTTACCTGATATCTCAGGATTCTTGATCTTTTGGGTATCGAACTGAGCTACTTCAATAACAATACGAGATATTGGAAGTATAGAACAAACATTGTCAACAACACGAATATGGGCGTCTATTTTGTACTTCACCGAAGGTGATACCCATCCCGGACGCTCGCTTTTTACTCTGTTATCGAAACGAGGTTTTCTATATCTCAATCTATTTCGTCTTGTTTTTCGTAGCTCCCTTCTGGTAGACAAAAGATCTACAATGTCATTTCTAAGAATAACTTCACTGCTGTAAAGTTCTTTGCTTTTCGTCGTAGCCGATAAACCAACATGTTTAGTACCAGCATCAACGCCTAACACAATTTCCTGTTTGTAATCAGATGTTACGTACGTTAATTTGATGGTAAACGGACATAGGTTCACAACAACTGCCTTTTTGTCTTTAAGCAGTCGTCTTACCTTACCATACCTTGTTGTGGGCATCATAGGTTTACCATTTATGTCTTGTACGTACACCATACTTACAAACGTTTTAATGTTTATTCAACATAAGTCAGGAATATTTCATCCTGTTAGTACCCATCGCCAATGTTATTTAAGGTTTTTAGCAAGCAACACTGTTCCTGAATACCAGAACTGTTTAATCACCCACCTTAGAGCTACAGACTTGGGTAAACATCCGTAGGTAACTATATATTCTTAAATAACGTAGTGTTTGTTTCAACACTTAGGCTAATAATCGGAATAGCTTTTGGCTATTATACATAATACGATACAAATTGTTTATGATTTGTATGAGTTATGCATTATTCGCGATTATACGCATCCGAATAAGATCCTTTCCTACATGGAATTATGTTTTCAACGATATAATCAAAACCTCCGATATTAACTTCATCTCCAGCATTGATTTCCATGATAGGAACCATTTTAACTCTACGATCTATGCTTATTTTCATTTAGCTACTTCGAATTTTATTTGCTCCTTCGGTTCATAATTCCATACCTCAAAATCATCAGCTACAAAATCATAAAATCCTTTCCCTTCCATACGAGAAGAGATAGTAACCTGCGGAACCGGGCTGAAAAGAGAGCGACGGAGGAGCTCGTTTGCCTGTTCTTCGTGACGGTCATATACGTGCATATCTTGAATGAAGTGCGTAAAAATAGCCGGCTTCAGGCCTGCGTCGTGAGCGAACATCATCATAAGTGCAGCATATTGAGCTACATTCCATAGGCCGGCAACAATAGCATCCTGGCTGCGCTGGTAAAGAGTCATATATAACTCATCTCCTTTAACAGATAAATTGATCTGAAACGCACATTCTTGAAGAGGTTTTAGTCCATTGGTTTCAGGATCGAACATGGATGCTACTATTCTTCTTGACGAACGATCATTCTTGAGTGACCAAAGAATGAAGTCTGTTTGGTTAAGAAAACCGTAAAGACCATCATAGATGTCTATCATACCCTCTGGAGCTTTACCGGTACCCATATAAACATGTCTGTTCACCATATCTCCATAACATCCTTCGATCTTTCCATTATCATCAGCCCACTGATCCCATATATGAAGACCAAGCTCTTTTACGTCTACCGATCTTTTTTGCCAAATCCATAAAATTTCCTTTATGGCATTTTTTAGATTAGTGGGTCTAAGTGAACCAAGAGGAAATTCCCGGCGAAGATCGTACTGGTTGCATACTTGCAGGATACGCTTCACCTTTACGCCTGTCCCGTCACCGTAGACCGGTCGCTTTACCTCTTCCCACGGCTGGCTCATTATAAGAGCCAAATTGTCTTGAAATATTTTATCTACTCTTGACATGTTTATATTTTTTTAGTTATTAGTGCGGGATAGCTATCAGACTATCCCGCAGCATAATTACAATCGTCCCAATCTGGCTTTCAGGCACTCGTTATAGGTTTGCATCGCTCTGGCCTGTATAATCAAAATAGACTTATGTACCGGATCAATCGCATTGACCTTTTCACTTTGATTAAATTCATTCAGCTTGTTAAGCCTTTCTTCGAGTTGCTCTTGTTCTTCAACCAGACGTGATTTAAAATCGCTCATATGAATATGGGTTTTACAAAGCCGCCCAAGGCTCAATTATTTTTAGTTATTAATTATTCTCTTTCATTTGACATTTTACGACCCTTACTGGTAGCATAATAAACAGTAGGTTCTCCTTCTTTGTCGATAGCCCCTATCCATCTTCTTCTTTCAGCTTCTTGGATGAATAAATTGATGCCATAGTATGACTTATTTTTCAGCCAATCCAATTCATTTAATTGGTCGAACGTCATCCTTCCTCCCCAAACAAGCGAACTCGTCAGCATTTCCGCTCCTTCAGTCAATATATTTTTAATTTTTCTTTTACACCTAATAAATAACCCGCACTGAAAACAAAGCCAATGCACACATATCACGAGCGAGTCTGCATCTTTAATCCTTTCTCGCTCCATGTACCACATTATTGCCGGAAGCAGAAAAAATACATCACTAATCTTACTGTAGCCGACAAAGCGTTTATCGTTGAAGTATAAATCACTCATAATTATTTAGTTATGAACCACACGGTAGATATTCAACCACCGTATGCCAATATTTATTTCTTCATTAAGTCAATGCGCTCTTTCAATGTGAGAAGGTAGTCGTGCATCTGTATTTTTTGCTGCTCCATTAAAGCAACCTGATTTTCACCGGCTATTTCAACAGCATCTTTTCGGCCAAGAAACAGGACTAACTTATTATGTTTGTCCATCAACTCATTATATTCGATATACATACGATCAAGAGGTGTATCAGCTACATTGTATGCCTTTTCAAACACATCTTTAGGACTCCAGCTATCATATCCGTCTTCATAACGGATATGATAGCCGGGCTTATCAAAATCTTCCGCATAGATTCCTTCTCTAAGCAAGTGTTTCCCAAACGCATCACCTTTTGTCATAGGTTCAGCTTCAATCTGTTTTGTTCCAATGTACTTTCTCATATCAATATGGATTTTACAAAGCCCGTCCAGGGCTATTTAATTCATTTCTATTTATAAATTAAACTCTGCAAAATCTATTTCAGATCCGGTTGACAAATTGATCATTGATTTTTCAAGATCTTCCATTGGAACCGGTTTCACAATACCTCCATTACCAAGAGTCCTTTTATAGAAGTTTATCACCACCTGATCGCTGGTTTTTACCGTCTTAGGAATAGGTTGACGAAGATATAATCCATCAAGAGACTTTACTCTTGAAAGAGCCGTATATAGCTGTCCTGTTTCAAAAGAATTAGATACGTCCATCATAGCCGCATCCAATGTCAGGCCTTGGGCTTTATGGATCGTGATAGAATAACCTATTTTTATAGGATACTGAATAATAGCTCCTACTACTTCAGATTCTATCTTATATCCGTTTCTTACGTATTTTACTTTCTCAAACGAACATGGTGTTATAACAACCTTAGTATGCTCATCATCTTTCGGTTTATCAAGGACTACTTCAATCTCACCCTTTTTTATAGATAATACAGTACCAAGAGAGCCATTGAAGTACTCTCCTCCGTTTCTTGTTATCATAACTCTTGATCCTTCTTTCAAGAAAAGAGTTTTTTCAACCGGAGCATCTTTAGGATAATCACCGTTTATAACAGCTTCTAATTTTCTTAAAGAGCCTGGTAACGATGATATTCTCATTTCGTTAATAGCCGTAGCTTTTGAGTTGGTAGTTACAATCTCAACATATCCTTGATTATTATCAGACTGAATACATCTGCTGTTTATTGTATCAAATACATCATCATCCATCTGCCCTTCACGCACCTTATTAAGGACACTAATAAACTTCTCATCTTTCTGACGGTATATTTTTTCAAAAGAAACCATTTCCATACCAGAAGCCATTAGAGACTTGGAGCTAAAGAAGTAAGATGTATCGTATATTTCTCTAAAAAAATCCTCTTTAATAACAGGAGGAAGCTGAAACAGGTCACCTACCATAATAAGTTTCACGCCGCCAAACGGGTCCTTGTCTCCTCTTGCATGACGAAGTATATCAGCTACGTTGTCAAGAAGATCAGGGCGAACCATAGAAATCTCGTCTATGATAAGATACTTTATATTCTGTAAAATCTTTTCCGAACCTCCGTTGAATTTATATTCGCAGTTATCCATAAACGCGCCTTTTCGTATTTCAGGTATATACGGCTGCATTCCTATTCTAAAAAATGAATGAATGGTTTGACCACCTGCATTAACAGCAGCAACACCTGTAGGAGCTACAACAACCGCATTTTTTAATGCTGGTATAATACGCTTAAGGAAAGTAGTATTATGAGTTACAATATAATTATCTGTTATATACAACTCGTCTTTATTTGATACTTTTATACATACGCATTCAGAATCATCTACCTTTTCCACGCTTTCTATATACCTTGAAACTCTTGCCGGATTAGGAACATATCTTTCTTTTTTTCTTTTTAATGTAAATACATTATCGTACATTTTTATTCTTACGGTATATTCATACACGTATTTCTTATCAGGTCTAAAAAGCGTATTTATCTTAGCTATTCCACCTAACGACTGTACAAGATCAACAATGTCTTCAGCCAATCTCTTGCTTGTAGTAGAATACGTCAATCTATTTCTTTCTTTCGAGCATGTTCCATCGGTGTCCATTAAACCATTTAACAAATGCATTCTCTGATCGATACTGCCAAGTTTATATTCTTCTGGTATAAATTTATACCCAGACGTAACATTCAATCCTAAATTCTTTATCTTATTTATAAACCCACCACCTTTTGTATGATTTTTTTGAATCACACTGTATTGAGGACATGTGATGGCTGGATGTTCCTTTTTTTTACTCAATAGAAAATCTTCTCCAAGAAATGACTCTACTCTATTTCTTATTTCTATATCAGAATCAGAACAAGAAAAAATAGCCATATTACCATTTAAACTTCCATCACCTATAAGAACTCCCAATACATACGGATGTATAGAAAATTTCTTTTCTTCATATTCTATAGGTCGGCACACTGGAATTTCATATCTTAACGGCTGTTTTTCACCATTTTTTATTTTAACATTCTTCCTGATACCTGTACTTATAATTTCTTTTAGTGTACTGCATCTCGAAAATGGAGTTTTACCATAATGACTGGATAATCTATATGACCACAAATGCTCTTCATCGCAATATGTAAAATAACCATCATTCATAGTTACCTTATATACAGGTCTAATTCCCTGTGGATACACACCCAATACAGTCTGTTGTTTACCATCTGCGCCCATAACTTTATCACCAACCTTTATATCCCCCATATTCTTAAAACCATCTGGCGTTAAAATTTTAGCATACAAAGGCTGTGCTTTTCCACTTCCTCCTTTACCGGTTATAAACAGCGGTTTAGGTGACTTACAAATAGACTTAATAGCCTTTCCTTGTGCGACATTACCCTCGGACATAACTGAACGAAGAACGCACTCCATGATTTTTTTGTCGTAACTTATAGCCATCTTTTTTCTGATTTTGTTCTACAAAACAAAAGTATGAAAATAAAATAAAACCTAAAATATAAAATGAATTAATTAGGATTAAAAAAAAATAATAAGTCGGATAAGTTCCTTTGTAACAGACAGCAATGTGGTTTAGTATAGATATGGTTATGGCATAGTGGTGGTTAACGGGTGTTTCCGTCGATGTTCTACGAGATTATCGTTTTTCGGCTCTGTCGGCGACCACTAAGAACAGACCCTCTCTCAAGTACCAAACATTATAATGATGAATACTGAGATGAAGGATATAGATAGGTATCATTATAGAATGATAGTTCTTCAAATGGTATATCCTTGAATACAGATTCACCATCTAATTCTTTATCATTGTCTACTGTTGTATTAATGTTAGGTAATGATTGGATAGATATATCCATATTCTCTATCTTTTCCTTAAACTGTTCTGCCTTAACATACGTATAGATGTCTTCGCTTACCGATCCCACCGCTTTAGCCATCTCGCCGGCGAACTCAGCATACATATCCCGTACCTCATTAAAACCTGCCTTTTTGTCAGGAGCGGTATTGTTATAGGTTTTCATTCTCCTACTTACTCTACCGCAGACCCCGGCAACGGACGTCCCCACCTCAGCACAGCAGGCTTCCGCATCAGCCATGCCTGCCTTTACTGTGGCTACCTTCTCCTTACTCCATCCACTAACCTTGTCGTATGATTGTTTAAGACGGTTTAAGAACATGTCCATTCTGCGCTTCTTATCTTCTGCTATGATAGCGCGATAGTACTTTCTTACAATCTGGTTTTGTGTACTTCGCTCATATCCGTCCCAGAAGTCTTTGTGCGCTTCTTTAGCCATAACAGAAGCCAATGATCTTGCTTCTTCTTCTTTTGTCTTTTTACGATCTATGCCAAGGATTTCGCCATCTTCGGAAACAACTTCTTCTGCGTTTAGGAAACGTAGGATATGAGTATTGTCTTTTAAGAAGAAATTGAAATCGTCTTTCTTACTTACTTTTTCTTTCTCCTCTTTCTCTATATCCTTTTCTCCAAAATACCATCTGTTTGTTGCTCCTTTTTTGTACAAGGTCCAGGTATTTGCTATTTGCCAGAAAACGGCTCCATGCCTATATACCGGAATCAGCTTACCTATTGGGTAGTTATGTTCGTTTGCTTCAATGTAAGCACGAGGATTATCTACGTATGTTATAAATTGTACGTTTTCGAACCTTTTTACGAGCTTGTCTTTTATCGCCATACCGACAATCTCTTTCGCTTTTGTTAGTCCTACATTCAAGTACAAGGCAATTGTTTTATTACTTATCGTCGAATCAATTAATCCATAATACGAGTGGCTTCCGTCTACGACATCCGCCTGAGAGTTTGTCTCTCCACTGTTCAGTACAGACTCATTGTTTCTGACTAAATTAACAAACATCGCCTCTTTTATCCTGTCAAGGACCTTTTCATGGTTTGTTATTTCATTTTTCCTTATCTTAATTAAAATCCTATTCTTTGGAAGACTCACTTTTCCACATCCGAGAGTAAGTTGTACGCCATTAACACGATACCTTCTTGCAACGAACGTACTATCCGTCATACGGAACAGTTCGTTAAACATCGGATGTCCTGTCATGTTCTTGAACTTCGAATACCCGATACCAAGCTTATGAAGAAGATCTTTCTGGTTTTTGAATCTTATTCTCGAATCCCGGCGGGAGATTTTTATCATACAGTATAAAGCATACAATTCCATGAACAGCAAATCATCTGACCACCGTTCTAAAAGCCTAAGACTTATGTTAATATTTCTACCTAATTGTAGCTTCATAATCTGTAACAAAAAAAATCGGATGGATTTTTGGGGATATCCATCCGATTCATGTCTTTTTCGTTCGGAAAATCCCAAAACCCCGTTACAGATTTGAGAAGCAAACAATGAAAGACGATTAATATTTTTTTATCATTCATTATTTATTTCCTAAATCTGTAACGTACAGCAAATATAGAAACAAATAATGAATATCAAATAACAAGATCTTATTTTTTTAATGTCACAGTGCAAATATCGGGACAAATCCTGAATCCATTGTCATAAAATACGTTAATTTTAAATTTATAAATCTTTAATCCTTATCTTTGTATCAAAACGATAATCTCATGAAAGAAAGTGATAATAAAGATGTTAGTAATAGAGCTTATAGGCTTTTAGTACCTTATTCCAATACGGTAGATATGGCGAAGAAGATACTTCTGTTTTATAACGGATACCTAATGGCTTCCGGCAATGAGAAGAATGTCATAGATGCGAGGCACTTAAATCTTCTTGCCTATTATTTTGTGTTTGGATATTCGTATGAGACGAAGAAGAAGTTTTCTCATTGTTTCAGTACCGATCTTCAATATGTATCGGTTTTGGATACGGAGATGAAGAAGCGTGGTATTTTGATTGACCGTGAAGGGAATTACAGGACCAGGTGTTTGTGCCCGGATATAGAGAACATGCGCCGTCTTTTTGTATTGGAGGGTTCAAGAGATCAATGTGCGTTGGTTTCTTTATTTTACAGAAAAAAAACTTTTGAAGCCGATGGCGAAGAATAATTTCCCTATATCATTTGAGTCACATATTATAGATGATGTGATGGATAAGACCGGGAGCGTTTACGACAGAAACCAAATACGTGACGTTTTTAGAGCCAGTATTTCTTATGCTAATAACTTATGTACGTACACAGATAACGTGTCTGTATCGTTCCCGTATGTAGGCGATATGGTTTGTAACCTTCATGAGATGGAGAGGCGCAAACACAATCTTGAGCGTCTTAAATCCAAGGTAGAAAAATTATCTAAGTATCAGGAAAAAGAACTTCAGTGCCTTGATATTAAGATAAGGATGATAAAGGATGCTTATGACTCAGGTGAGATAAAAGGTGGGGATATGTTGATAAAACACAACAAATTATCTATCTTTAAATCTCGTAAGGGTCATAGTTTTAGTGAAATACAAAATATTCAAGAACAGGAATTTAACAGATAAGTCATGAAAAAAATTTTGCAAGCGGAAGTTATATACGATGCTTTTATGGATACGATATTAAAAAAACTTCCAAGAAAAAAAGAAGATTATCCTGATTGGTACAAGGAACGTCTTGAAAAGTGTGAAGGATGTAAATTCAATACCAAGAACGTCCCTAACTCTATGCTTCCTCTTTCTTTGTACGTAAGCAAGAAAATAGGTAAAAATCGTTGTTCGGTATGTACGTGCTTCATCAAGCAGAAGGCCTGGAGCAAGACAGAGGAGTGTGCGCTTGGGGAGGGGCTTCCCCGTCCTTCGTGGATGGATCGTCAGTATTCTATTGATTTTTATGATGAGAAGTCAAGATGGAACAGATTAGAGCTTATTACAATGGATTCTGATGAGTTTAATGTTATTTCTACAGATGACAAGCAATATAACATTGACCTATCTAAAGACGGTAAATCATTTGAAATTATTTTCGAACCGGTAGAAAAAGGGAACAGTATAAGGTTTTCATTTGTTCTTGAGTCGAAGCATGATATGAAGATAACAGCATCAGAGACATCTTGTGGTTGTACGTCATCTAATTTGAATATCATTGACTCACGTCACTTTAAGTTCAATATAGAGATACATACAGCAGGATTTGGAATAGGAAGATTTGTAAAGCACATGACTGTTCACTATCAAAAAAATGGGTCTCAAAAAGAGGAAAAAATTCCGTTTAATTTTGAAGGTACTATAATTCAAAAAAGTTAAGTTATGAATAATATCCTTAGTTAGCT